TGGTTCGGCACAATTTGGTTTTGTATATATCGATTTATTTTGTAAATCTTCTGGTAAATCAATATTTGCTAGTTTAAGGGCATTTCTAAGGTTTATATTTTTCATAACATTATCATATGTCTTATTCAAATCAAATGTTCGTTCGGCACCATATCCGAGTGTCCATTTTTTAACTCTTCCAGAACATTTTCCTTTATCTTGATTACAATCAAAAAATCCTGCAATAGAATAGAGAGTATCAATTGTTGAAGTTAAAAGATTTCTAATATTAATATTAACAAATTCCAATATAGGAGATAGAGCACCGATAAAACTATCCAGCCCAGAAGAAATTTGATTTGTAATATCATCAAGAAGATCACCGGCAAATTGTTCCACAACACAAGTTCCAAAATTTACAATCTCATTCACGGTTGCTTCAATTTTATTTTTGATCGTTGCACCAAGACCATCAATAATTTTTCCGGGAAGACATCCTAACTGTTCTTCTAAAGCTTTAACTGCCGGAACCAATGCCTTTATTGCCGCAATAGCAGGAAGATGTCCCTTAGATTTTTCAATAGCTTCATATAATAAATCTAAACCTTTACTTATTATCGGAATTAATAAATTATATAAACCATTCATCATTGCCGAAACAGCATTATTTGATAATCTTTGTATTTTTTTGGTTACAGTGGCAATATCTTGAAAGAAATCTACACCCTCACCAACTATACCAAGAAAATTTTCAAGAACAGAAGTAACTTCTGCTAAAAAATTATCATCACATCCATCTGCCGGAGTTATAATTTGTCCATCTGCCTTTGATGCAGGTATTTTAGTTTGACCACTTGCCGCATTTACCTTTTCAGTTTGTTTAGAAGATAATGATGTTGGTGTTGGTTGACTATCACTATTTTGTTCATTAGATTCATCAGGTTCTAATGTTCCTTCAGGAGCAGGTATACCAGATGTGTATCCTGTGAATGGAATAAATCCAAATTTATCGGATGGTTGTCCTTGAGGAACCTGTGCTGTTCTACCAAATGCGCCCATGATCATAGGGATTTGTGCATTATCCCCGTCCATGAAGAAACCAACAACGACATCACCGGGACGATATTTTACACTTTCTGCAAAATTACTTGCACCAGTTCCTGATGTTGCTGGTAATAGACAACCTGCCCATGGTAAATCATCATCGTCCAAATCGTCTTTACTATATGGGTGATAACCCATAATTCTCACTTTATATCTATTTCCCCATCCTTCACCTTTATTTTGATTACCCAAAGATTCTCCAGGGGGAATCTGACCAATCCACCAACGGAATCCGTCTCTACCTATAAAATTACTTTTTAACAGTGATTCTTCTATCATTTCCCGGTGTATAATCCGAATGTATCTCTAATTAAAAGCATCGATGTAAAAGACCTTGTTGGTTCAAAATGATGGCACAGTTCTTTTATCATATATAGTCCACTTTGCTCAGAGTCAAATTCTCCACCATCCCCAGAAGAAATTTTTGGAAAGAAGCATTTTATTACATTACCAGCTCTCAAATTAGTATTACAAGGAACAGTCATACTGACTGTCTGAGTAAACAATCCATTATACATCATGATTGATTGTGCCTGATTTAAACTTGGATCTGCATTTTCATTAGTAGATACAGTTTGTTCCATTGTCCCTCTATCAACAACTGCGGATAATATTCTTGTAGGAATTTCTCCAAGTGTCTTTTCACTAACATCATCTATCTTTGGAAGTTTCAGTTTATCTCCAAGATTTTCTATCTTATCTTTATAATTACTAGATTGAAACAATCCTTTTTCTGGTGTTGTAAAATTAAATGTCAGCGGATCAAAGAACATCCTTTGACTTGCATATGAACCCAACCTCAACTTTTCTATTAGGTTTTGATTTATATTTGTCGAATATTCACTGATAATAATATCATTATTTCTTTCTAATTCACTTCTGTTTACTTGACTATCAACATAAATAGGCACTTGATTTATTTTTGCCTTTTCAATTCCATCCTTAATTAAATTTTGAATTGATCTAAAATTAAATCCATCTTGTGTTTGATAAAATACAAAACCTGCCGTTGCGTCTCCAGAACTTACAGGTACTGCCTTTGATGCCAACCAGACTAAAACCGTGAATGGTTTTCTCAAATTTCCAATAAATCCATATGGATTTTGAGATTTTTCAATAGATGTATCATCAAACTGATTTGTTTTTAATACATTTTCTAGCATTAATTTAACAGAATCACTAATTGATAAACTTGTTGGATATTTTTTCACAACTCTTGTAGTCTCATTTGTTATTGCTTCTCTTGAAACTAAGTGTAGAGTAAAACTTTCTCTTTGAGTTTCGGAAAATACATCTGTAATACTGGAAACATACAAATATTTTTTGGGATCAGTAGAAAAATCTAGTCCTGTCTTTCCAGGTCCACGATCCAGAATTTTCATGTCAACTCTTTCACCACCTCTGAGAGGAAGACCATGATAAATTGATTGTCTGAACTGACTTTTTCCATCTTTAGGTAATATTGAGTCACCCGTATTAATGACTTTAATTCTGGCAGTAACTGTAGGAGAAAAAATATCTTCGTAATAATCAACAGAAACTGTTCCTTGTCGTATATCAACAGTTCTCCTTTCAGTATCTCCTTCAGAAACTGTCGATTCTATGAATAATTTTTCGTATATTGAAGAATTTGCTGATGACATTTAAGTATATGCTAAATCTAAGAGTAATTGATTTTTGATAAAACTATTTAATGGATTTATCACAACTATTTGTGAAGAACCTCCACTACCTTGTATGATTTGTGGTGTCATATCATTTTCTTCAACCATAACTATAACTTTTCTTCTACTTTTTCTTGGTGGTTGATTAACTCCTTGCCGACTAAAAGGTTGTATGGACATTGCATCTGTTCCAGATTTAATAGGTATAATTCCTTCAGGACCAGATGATAAATGACCCAAAAGATATTGTCTTCCATTACCATCGGTTATGATAATCGAATTTCCATATCCCGCATTATATCCCGAATCATATTCCGATAATTTCAAATTTCCTTTTAATGTTATTGGAGCACCGCTTCTAATCGGATAATCAAATCCACGATGGTTTCTTCCAGCACCAAGTCCATCTCCCATCGTATGACCTGATAGTGGTTTTCCATCAACAATAATATTATTCAAAACATTCTGTGGAATATATCCTCCGGCACCACCATACCCATCTCCAGTTTCAATGTGAAGGTGTGGTCCAGTAGATCGACCGGTAGAACCAATTCTTCCTATGACCTTACCTTGAGGATCTACACCAAAAAATCTATTACTATCCATTTTTCTTTGTCCATTTCCACCGCCTTTATTTTTTCTAGATCTTTCTAATGCAGCTTCAATTGATTCTGGACTTATGGATGCTTTATTACCACCAGTACCAGAATATCTGGATTCTCCTCTTTGTCTTCCTGCCTCAGGATATGCCAGACCAATAGATGCAAATTCTCTTGCCAATTCCTGTGCCGCTTCTAATTTATTTTCACTTTCTCCTCTCAGGTATTGACCCACTGCAGGTCTTTTCACATCAGTGATATATTTTTTAAATTTCTCTTGGGTGCTTGAATCAAACAGATCAGTCATGCTGATACCAGAAGATGAAACAAATCCTTTCATTGTTTTTGGAATAATCTGATACTTACCGGCAGCATATAACTGACCAGATCGTTGAAGATCCATGACCTCACCGACAGTCATCTGAGTCAAATCCTTACCAAAATATCTAGAGGCACCTCCAGGACTGTCACCTGCACGACCTCTATTCACAGAATTATAATCACCCTCACCACTGGCAATTACATCAAATAAATCTCCGGATGATGTTTGTTTATCACTAAGATCCTCATCACTTAATGGTGTTGTCAAAAGTTTTTTACCTTCTTTAATATCTGTTTCAATTGCTTTCCAGGAGTTTTCTAATTCATCCAATTTTTCTTTTAGTTTTCCCTTACTATCAAAGAAATCAAAATTTTTAAAATTTTCTTTTGCCTGATTAACAACATCACCAATCCCGACAAACCAATTTTTCACATTATTAATAAATGATTTTAATACATTGACTATCTTTTTAATTCTACCATATATTTTTTTCACACCATCAATTATCTCTGGAAGTTTGTTAACCAACCATCCGATTAACAAATACATAATCGCTTCAAAAACATTACCGGATGCTTGTTTTATTTTACTACCGGTAGATCCTAAAAAATTTTTAAATCCCACAGATGGTTTCTCTAGTTGTCTTTCTTTAACGGACCTCTGAGTTTTTTCTTTTTTTATTTTTTCTTTCTTCTGCTGATTTAAATATGATTTTCTTTTTAATTTACTTCTTTTTATAAAGGTATTCTTAAGAATAGTCGTAGATTTTGAAATAGAACTCGCACTTTCTTTTGCCTTCTCTAATTGATCTGAGAAAGTAAAATATCTAGTTTTTGACTTAGTAAACAATTTCATCTTATCTTACCACATTATATTGCACTCTAGAATACATTGTGTAAAAATTATTAGGATTACTTGAAGAAATAGCAGGAACATCAGATCCTGATACTGGATCTGCACCAGTAGATGGTGCCGGTCTAGATATTCTTTGTATAATCACTTCAGGCTCTTCCTCGACAGATGGTGCTGGTGGAATTGGGTTATTGGAAGGAATATTGGGACTATGAGTAGTAGGAGCAAAAGGATCGGTTCTGCCAGGTCCCGTAAGTTGTGCAGCTCTTGCGCGAGCTTCTGGGCTTCGATCTGGTTCAAATTTAGGTTCAGAAGGTTTAAAATCTTTTATCCATACTAAAGATTGTTTACCAATATCCATAGCCAAAAGATAATGTTCTGGTTTAAAAGATATTGCATCTGCAGGATCTGGAAATATTGATTTTGTTCTTTTCTCTCGTTTTTCTGGTTTTGTTTCTGTGTATGTCTTATCGGCACCTGTCATTTTATCAGCAATTTTTGCCGCTGCCTCGGATCCTTTATATCCACCATAAAGCATTCCGGCAAATCCACCAAGACTAGCACCTAACTTAGCACCAAAAGCGGCACCAGCCAATGTTCCTGCTCCAGGAACAACTGATCCAAGTATACCGCCTATGACGGCACCGGCAACACCACCTGCCGCAGTTCCTCCCAATTTTCCACCAATTCCACCTAAAGTTCCTCCACCAGCACCGGCAGCAGTTCCGGCAATTGCCTGTGTTTGAGTTTGACCAGAACTTGTTCTATTCGCATAATCAAATCCTGCAAATAATAATGAAGCTGCACCGGGTCTTGCAATATTTCTTAAACCTTTTGCTCCTTGCAATAATCTTCTTGATGATGCAACGGATCCTGCTGGTTTGGTAGGAACAGAAGAAGTAGATGATTTTCCACCCATTAAATTATTAAATTTTGACTTAATATCACCAAATGCTAATCTTGCCTTATCTCCAAAATTTGCCTTTCCTTGAAGACTTCTTGCATATGATGCATTATATCTACTAATACTGCCAGGACTTCTTAAAGGTCTTCCTGTTTTTGGGTCAACATTTTTTCCATAATTTAATCCAGTATTACTGCCACTGTTGTACATTCCAGATGGAGATCCACCTCCACCTCCACTAGGTTTTGGTGGTACTTGTCTTCTAAATCCTTTAAAGAACTTTCTAATGACAGAACCAATTCCTCCTATCGCAGTTATACCGGCACCTATGGCTCCTATAATAGAAGGTATTCCTCCACTCATAAGGAGCATTAAACTACCAAAACCTAGTATTGCATTAACTACTTCTCCGGCAAGATTCTGAAGACCTTCTTCATCTTTTTTCTTCCATAATTCTATGGCAAGGAAACCTTTATTTGTTAACCACCCAAAGAACAATAATGTCAATACCTCTTTAAAGGTATCAAATATATTCTTAGCTTTTCCTGCTACAAAACTTACTGGTCTTAATAGAGATTTTTTTAGTCCTCGACCATCTTTTTCTAATGATTTTTCCTTTTTCTCCTTCTGTAACCTATCCTCTTCTTTCTTTTCTTCTCTATCTTTCTTCTTTAATAATTGCTGTTCTAATTTACTCTCTGTTACCAGATAGTCTGTGATTTGATTTAAAACTACCCCAGTATTATTCAGAGAAGTAACAAGAATCTCGAATGATTTTTGTATTTTTAATTGATCTTTAGATCCAGTCGAATCTCTTTCTTCTAACTTTACAAAAGATTTTTTAAGATCTAGAACATCTTTTTGTAAATCAGAAACAATACCCGCTAGTGGACTCTCTAGGGGAGCAGATATTTTTTCTACATCAATTGATTTTGGTTGTGAACCAATTGCCTTTGCAAGTCCACCATAATTAACTTTGGCAATATTAGCAGATTTTACACCAGAAAAAACAGAGGAAGACACCATCGTCTTCTTCAACTTTGGAGTTGCTTTTAAAGTAGGTGCCTTAAATATCTGACTACTAAATGCCATTCTTTTGTTGTGCCTTTAGATTTTCCTCTTCAATATAATTTTGTAGAAGTCCTATGTATACCTCCCTCTCCCAAGGAATCATATTTTCAAGCTCTGTCAATGAGTATTTATGATGCTGCATCAAGGCAAAGTTAGTTTTAAAGTATGACTCAAGATTCGTATGAGCCATACCTATGAGAAAAAAGCTGATAACCCTTCTAAAACAACATCACTCTTTACTTTAGTATTAGGATTGGTAACTTTTACCTTATGAGATAACTTAGGCATAGTCTCAAAGAACGATTCAATTTCTTTAAACTGTTGAGATGTCAACTGCTCAATGAATTCAGATAGTTCTTTTTTACTACACTCAGATCCACTCCAAGATTCTTCTTCATTAAAAATTTGATCGACACAAGAAGAAATCAAATCAAAGGATTCTGTGACTCCAACTCCACCGTCTTCGACAAAATTAGTTTTAATAAATTCTGCCAGAGATGGATACTTCATCCTCATAATAAGATTATCATCTAATTTAATATCTCTATTGTGCTTAGGATTTTTTTGTACCTTAATTTCATCAAGAGGAATGAAAACAGGAACCTGTGTTTCCCCATCATCGGGACATGTAATCATAACTTCTACGGTTTCACCGACAGACTTTCCACGAATATTTAAAAACAAATATTCAATATCAAACGTTGACAGTTCATCAACTTTGACTCCTCTTGTAGAGATACAATTGCCGATTACGGTTTTGATAGCATCGGCAATTTCTTTCTGATTTTCAGATTCCATCGCAATGATAAGAATCTTTTCTTCTTTTACAAGAAAAGGTCTGTATCTAATCTTTTTTCCTGTTGACGGAAGTTCCAACTCATATGTCGGTGTCGCAATCTTTGGTAAAGGCATAATATCCTATGTCAAGTTCAATATTTTTATTTAGTTTAGTTTTCTGGAAGTCTGATATCAAAATCATAAGAAGTTGTCAAAGGTAAACTTCCACCACCATTCATTGCATCTCCTGCATCAGGAGGCTCTTTAAGATTACTTTTTTTGAGAATATTTTTTATATATCTTTCATAACTAAAAGTTACATTCATTTTCAATGTATCAGAATTACCATATTGAACTGGCAATGATGAAAGATTTACAGGAAACATTCCGTAGAATGTATATTGTAATTCCGATCCCTGATCACGTTCAAACTTATAGATGTCTATCGTATCACACTTATATCCACTATCTCCTCTAGGATATGTCATTCTGTAGTAATAATTATCATCTTGTTTATCTCTTGATGTTTTTCCTCCGGCAATATAATCTATCCAACAATCAAAGAATCTTATCATTTTATAATCACGATCAACATAAAATTCTAAATCCATCTGAGTGTAAATTCTAGAATGTGCCATTCTTTCTTGAACACCCATATAATTTCCATCTATGTTCAATGTGGCAAGAGAACTACCGGGAAGTGATGCACTACTACATCTAAGACCTGCTTCTCTAGTTATAAAATTACTATCAACACCTTTACTATTCAAATATTTCATAAGATCAGTTTTCAATCCACTAAAATTAACTTGATAATGAGATGTCTGAGCTACCCTACCAATTTTAGTAATATATTCTGTTATTTTTTTACCTTTTTCTATTGGCATCTAAATAAATTATAAGGATTTACATTATTAAGTATTTAGATGTCATATAAGGGAAAATATAAACCTTCATATCCTAAAAAATACAAAGGTGACCCAACGAACGTAATTTATCGTTCTTTATGGGAAAGAAAGTTTATGGTTTATTGTGATAAGAATGAAAACGTTTTAGAATGGAGCAGTGAAGAAATTGCTCTTCCATATAAATCACCTCTTGATAATAGAATACATCGTTACTTCCCAGACTTTTATATAAAGG